AGATGTTGTGCAGTATACGAGCGATGGTACGCTTATCATTACTACGCTGCAAAATAATACTTCAGCAGTTGCTGGTGTTGTTGGTGTTTTCCTTGGATGTAGTTTTACTGACCCTAGCACAGGTCAATTAACATTCAGGCAGAACTATCCTGCAAGCACTGTAGCATCTGATATTGAAGCTATTGTTGTAGATGACCCCAATGTTATATTTAAAGCTGTAAATGTAACCGGATCAACTGCTGACGGCGCAACAACTGGCCTTTTGCCACTGGCTAAGACTCGTGCCACCACAATTTCGTGTAATGCGGAGCTTGTGTTGAACACTGGTTTAACTAGCACTGGTAATAGTCGTATGGGCGTGTTCATTAACAATGTCACATCCATCCTGCCATTCACTGTAATTGATGTGGTCCCCGACACGGTGGATAGTTCAGGTAATTTCACAGAGTTTCTTGTGAAGTTTACTGCGGGTTATCATCGTTACGATCACACCGTTGGCGTATAAGGAGAATAACTAATGGCTATTTCACGCGCCCAGCTACTTAAAGAGCTGCTCCCCGGCCTAAACGCCTTGTTTGGTCTGGAATACGCAAAATACGGTGAAGAACACGCCGAGATTTTTGAATCTGAAACATCGGATCGTTCCTTTGAAGAAGAAACAAAATTGAGTGGTTTTTCTGCGGCACCTGTCAAAGACGAAGGCTCTGCCATTGAATATGACAATGCACAGGAAGCGTTCACCGCACGCTACACACACGAAACAGTGGCAATGGGTTTCTCTATTACTGAGGAAGCTATTGAGGATAACTTGTATGACTCACTGTCTGCTCGTTATACTAAGGCACTCGCTCGTGCTATGGCGTATACAAAACAAGTTAAGGCAGCAAGTATTTTGAATAATGCCTTTTCTTCGGGTACTACCTATGGTGACGGGGTTGAGCTTTGTTCAACTGCTCACCCACTAATTTCTGGTGGTACTAACTCAAACGAACCAGCCGTAGCTGCTGATCTTAACGAAACCTCTCTTGAGGCGGCTGTTATTCAGATTGCTGGTTGGACGGATGAACGTGGCTTATTGATTGCTGCACGCCCACGTAAACTTGTGATCCCACCAAATTTGCAATTCGTTGCAACACGTTTGTTGGAAACAGAAGGACGCGTAGGCACTGCGGATAACGATCTAAACGCCATCCGTAATAACGGCTCCATACCTGAAGGATACACCATTAATCACTATTTAACAGATACTGATGCGTTCTTCATTATGACAGACGTTCCAAACGGTCTAAAACACTTCACACGTAGCCCAATGGCTACATCTATGGACGCTGACTTTGATACTGGCAACAGCCGCTACAAAGCCCGTGAACGCTATAGTTTCGGTGTTTCTGATCCGCTTGGAATCTTCGGTTCACCCGGAGCCTAAGTTTACTGCTCGACAGGTTTTGCCTGTATGCCTGAACTGGGGCAACTTCGGTTGCCCCTTTCTTTTTGTTTGGTTGTGTGTATAATACATCAATCCCTGACAGCCGCATTCTGTGGCTGACACTAGCCACGACAGGAGACATACATGGCTAATACGACTTTTAATGGTCCCGTCCGTTCGGAAAACGGGTTTACCGTTGTATCTAAAAACGCAACCACTGGCGCTATTACAGATGTTGCATCTATTGCGTCTACAGGTATTGTAACGAACAAATACGTAAAACACGTTGGCTTTGCTACTGGCGTTACAGTAAATTCAACAGCGGGTGACAGCCCGTCTATTGGTGAATTTACACAACCTGCCAATACCATTATCACTGACATTAAGATTTTTTGTGATGTATCTCCTGTTATCGGAACAGGCGACATTGGGTATGAGGTCGGTACATCTTCTTCTGGTGCGCAGATTGTTGCGGCTCAGACTGATGAAATTCTTGATGGTGGTACAACCGTTGTTGCACACAACGTAACTGTGACCAGCTTGGTTCTTCAGACACAAGACGGCACAACAGCCCCAGCGTCTGTTCAGTATACAGACACCGCAAGAACTATCTTCTGCAATATCACTAACACTGTGGATGCTACTACAGCAGGGTCGTTTACCTTTATCATTGAGTACGTTCAAATAGCGTAATAGGAGATTAGTATGGCTGATGCAGTAGCTTCACAGACTATATTTGATGGTCCTACGCACGCTGTTATGAAGTTTACTAACATATCTGATGGTACAGGGGAATCTGCTGTAACCAAAGTTGACGTTAGTGCGCTTCAAGATAGTTGGCGGGGCCAAACATGCACAGGTGCTATTATAGAACGCATTTGGTGGCAGTGTATCGGCATGAAAGTACAAATACTGTTCGATGCAAGCACTGATGTAATGGCTATCGAACTTGGTGAAAACCAGAGTGGTAACCATGATTACACTCTTTTCGGCGGTTTAATTAACAACGCAGGGTCTGGTGTAACAGGGGATATTAACTTTACCACTGTTGGGCACAGTTCTGCTGACACATATACTATAATTTTGTATATGCGGAAGAAGTTCGGGTAACATGCTATGCGTAGTTACTACAAAAAGGGTGGGGGCGTAAAAACCCCTGCTTGGCAACGTAAGGAAGGTAAAAGTAAGTCCGGTGGGCTTAACAAAAAAGGTGTTGAGAGTTATCGCCGTGAAAATCCCGGCAGCAAATTAAAAACTGCGGTTACAACTAAACCCAGTAAACTGAAAAAAGGGTCCAAGGCCGCTAATCGCCGTAAATCCTTTTGCGCCCGTATGAAGGGCATGAAGAAACGTCTTACAAGTGCTAAGACAGCAAACGATCCGAATAGTCGTATTAACAAAAGCCTACGGAAGTGGAACTGCTAATGGCTATTTCTCGCGCTCAAATGGGCAAACAAATACAATCGCCTCCGTCTAAAGTTTCTCAGAAACGCAAGCAAGAGGCCGCGAAAAAACGTAAGAAAGAATTTAATGGCGTATCTAACAAGCAACGTCCCTCAGTTTAAATGCTGGGTAAGAAAGGAATATACACATAACCACGAACAGTATCATGGAGAGTTTTTACACGCTATGGTGGTAGCAGTAACAGCAATGCCAAACCGCTGTTTATCTTTTCAGGTTATATTTACAGGTGCTGAAACATATGACGGAGACGAACCAAATATACACGGTGGCGCTATGTGGGCTAGGATGCCGATAACTGCGCTTACAGGTGACACGGCCTTTGAAGAGTGGCCTGATCCCATGCCTGTATGGGCAGCACAACCGTGGGACTGTTCGTCTCGTACCCATAGCGTGTACACATTAGACAGAGCTACACCGTGTCCGTGGATGGCAAAGATAGATGGGGAGTTTTACCCCGCTAAGTATTACTTTACTGTGGATTACACAGATTCTGAAATTGCAGATGATCCAGCGCAACACAAACAGTCACATGTATTAGAACTGCTAGATGCAGGTCCGTGGACAGGTAATATTGTTGCATTGCCAAATAACCGTGTGCGGGTTACTCACCCTGCATGGTTCGAGGTCGGAGAAGGTGCTCCTGACTTTAAGCCGTCCCAGCATATTCATTACAGTAAATCTGATTTAGATTATACGCTGGATGTAAACCAAATCTTTGACAACTTATATTCGGAGACTGATGATGAAGAAGATGAAAAATAAAGGCTACGCCGCTGGTGGCAAGTTGCCTATGGTAAAAGGGCCAGATGGAAAAATGGTCCCAGAGTTTGCCGCTGACGGTAAAGGTAAGATGGCTAAAGGTGGCACCATCAAGAAGATGAAAAAAGGTATGAAGGTAAAAGGTTACGCTGCTGGCGGTAAGACACCCACCGAAGCAGAAATAGCCGCAGCAAAACGCGGGAATGCCGCGAGTAAACGTTTAGCAGCAGAGGGGACTACAAATAAAATGGAGTCTTCTGCACCTATGACTTCTGTGCGTCCTAAGAAAAGACCTTCTGCACCTATGACCTCTATGCGCCCTAAGAAAAGACCCAATATGATGTCTAAAGGTGGCACTATCCGCAAAATGAAGGGCGGTAAAATGGTGACCAAGGGTGGCACTAAAGGTGGCGCAAAAGGTGGTAAGGCCAAGGTTCGTGGCGCAGGCATTGCACAACGCGGTGTACGTCCAGCAAAGATGAGATAGCTTATGGACTTTGACGAAGAAATAAGGCGTATGCAAGACCGCGCTTTTAAGAAAGAATTAGAGTTTCAAAGAAAGCTACATCCTGATGCTGACAAAGATATGCAGGAGCGAAACATACGCAAAAAGATTTATGGGTCTTCTCGTGGGGGTGGGGGTGGAGCTATGCTTGATCTTACGCAACGTCCCAGTGGTATGCGTATGCCCCCTAAAAAGAAGTTTAAAGAAGGAAAGAAAGTCCGTGGCATGGGCATAGCACGTAAAGGCACACGTGCCTGTAAAATGAGGTAGATATGCGAAGATATTATAAATCTGGTGGTAAAATATGCCCAAAGGGTAAAGCAGCGGCAAAACGTAAATTTGATACGTACCCGTCAGCTTACGCAAATATGTATGCTTCTCAAGTATGCAAAGGTAAGATAACACCCGGTGGCAAAAAAGGTAAAAAGAAAAGTTAGAACATGGCTTTACCAAACGCTAAAAAGAAAAAAGTAAAGAAGGTGATTTCTAAATTAAAGAAAGCATCTAAGGCTCATGCTGGGCAAGCAAAGACTTTACAAAAGGTGTTGAAGGCACCACGGAGAAAAGCTAATGGGCGCTCTTAAAGATTGGGTAAAACAAGATTGGGTCCGTATCGGCACTGACGGTAAGATCAAGGGCAAGTGCGGTACGTCTAAGGATAAGAAGAACCCAGATCGTTGTTTGCCAAGGAGTAAAGCAAATAGTTTGTCTCAAAGTGAAAGGGCTTCGACAGCCAGAAAAAAGAAAAAAGCTGGCGCAAAAGGTAAGACAGTGGTGGCAAATACGCCAAAAGCAAAAGTTAAGAATATGAGAAGCGGTGGTTTAGCCAGACGAAAACGTGACGTAGCTCGTGGGTGTGGGGCAGTCATGGAAGATCGCCGCAAAGCAACGTTATATACATAGGATTTGTTATGGCTACATCAGGCACCACAGCGTTTGACATGGACTTTACCGAAATTGCGGAAGAAGCGTTTGAACGTGCAGGCCGTGAAATGCGGTCAGGGTATGATTTACGCACTGCTCGTAGGTCTATGAACTTGATGACTATAGAGTGGCAGAACCGTGGCATTAATATGTGGACGATTGATGAAGGCACGGTGACTTTGGTAAAAGGTACTTCTCAATATAACTTACCAGCAGATACTATAGATTTGTTAGAACAAGTTATACGCACTAATTCTGGTAACACTACGACACAATCCGACCTTACTATAAGTAGAATAAGTGTAAGCACATATGCATCTATACCTAATAAGTTAACACAGGGCCGTCCGATACAAGTATGGATAGAACGACATGCAGCACAACCTAGAATAAACGTGTGGCCTGTGCCTAATAATAACGATTATATTTTTAAATATTACCGTATGCGGCGTGTTGAAGATGCTGGCGCAGGTGTAGAAACAGCGGATATGCCGTTTAGGTTCTTACCGTGCCTTGTAGCTGGTCTGGCGTATCATATAGCTATGAAAATTCCAGAGTTGGCTCCGCGTATAGAAATGTTAAAAGCCATATATGAAGAGCAATACAGTCTAGCTGCTGGAGAAGACCGAGAAAAAGCTTCTGTACATTTTGTACCACGAATGGGGTATATGTAGATGGCTAGCAGGTTTTCTTCGGCTAAAAACGCGTTAGCCATATGTGATATATGTGGTTTTACATATAAGCTACGCAAGCTGCGCGACATTATTAGAAAAGGTAAAAATACTAATATAAAGGCTTGTCCTGAGTGTTGGAGTCCAGATCATCCACAGCTTAAATTGGGAGAGTTTCCTGTAAACGATCCACAGGCATTGCGTGATCCTCGTCCAGACAGTGCAGAGTTAGAAGTAAGTAGAAACATACAGTTTGGGTTTGATCCAGTGGGTTTAAATAATCCGTTTGGTTTAACACCTAATAATCTGGTAGCTGTTGGGTTTATAGGCAATGTTACGGTGAGTATATGAACTATTCTTCTTTAAAAACAAACATTGAAGATATCTGCGAAACATCTTTTACAGATGACCAACTTGCTTTGTTTACACAACAGGCTGAAGAGAAGATACTTCAAACAGTAGATATACCTGCACTGCGTAAAGTAGATAGTGGGCCTTTGGTATCTACAAACAAACTCTACACGCTGCCCACTGATTATCTCTACACATACAGCATATCCATCATTAGCAGTAGTACGCACACGTATTTGTTGAACAAAGATGTTAATTTTTTAAAAGAAGCATACCCTTCTACCGCTAGCGCAAAATATGGTTTACCTAAATTTTATGCCCAATATAGCGAAACACAGATTGCATTAGCTCCTACACCTGACGCTAACTACGAACTAGAACATATTTATGGATATTACCCAGCATCTATTGTTACAGCCAGCACGTCTTGGTTGGGTGACAACGCAAGCGCAGCGTTGTTAAATGGCGCTCTTGTTGAGGCCATACGATTTTTAAAAGGTGAGCCTGATGTAGTAGAAAACTATGCAAAATTATATTTGCAAGCAATAGCGTTGCTTATAGAGATGGGTGACGGTAAATTACGCAGAGATGCATACCGATCTGGGCAAAAAAGAATACCAGTGAATAAGGGGGAATAATGGCATTTAGTGGTAACTATATGTGTACATCCTTCAAACTAGCTCTACTAGAGGGCGAGATGGATTTTAGTTCTGACACGTCACAGACGTTTAAGATAGCGTTGTTTACCTCTGACGCTACGCTTGATGAGACTACAACTGC